TGGATTGCAACTGAAAAAATTGATGGGACTAGCACTACCTTTACCATTAAACGCGGTAACAGGTTTAACAAAAAAGATGAATTTTATATCTGCTCCCGCAATGTTGTTTTTGATAAACCAGACAAAGCCTGTTTCTATGATACCAACGTATATACGGAAATGGCAGAAAAATATGATATTTATAATAAAATGAAAAATCTTCTTGACAATCATTTTACAGATTGCGATTGGATTACTATTCAGGGTGAAACTTATGGAGCAGGAATCCAGAAACGTAATTATCATATGTCTGATCATCATTTTATGGCTTTTAATTTTATAACATCAAAAGAAGGAAGATGGAATTCTGCCCGTATGAAAGATCTTCTTGAAAGACTTTTTGGAATTCCATGTATTCCAATTCTTGATGAACATTATGTACTTCCTGATACTCTTGATGAACTTAGAGAATATGTAGATAGCGAAAAATCTCTTATTGATGGAGATATACGAGAAGGTATTGTATTCCGCTCTCTTGATGGTACTCGTTCTTTCAAGTGCGTATCTCCTACATATCTAATGAAGTATCATTCTTAAAATATCTCAGTGGAGAGTAAATACTCTCCACTTGTTTTTTTTATTATTTTTTGTTATAATATTTATATAAAAGAAAGGAAGTGTTTTATATGAGAAGAAGAAATAATGATTTCATAATTTCAAGAATGTTCTGTTGTAATTGTGGGCGGGAGGGGGTACCTATCACCCGTAAGTCTGGTCATTATCGTGAAGCTGGTCATTTGAAAAAATTATATTGCATATATTGCGGGAAAGAATGGAATCATGCAGAAGTAAGATCAATGTATAGCGATTATAATTATGAAGATTTCAAATTAGAAATGGAATATCATAACTTTGATGAAGAAGGCAATAGAAAAGAACCTTACAGAATCTTTAGAGGTAATTTAAAGAAAGAAGGAATTATATAATGGCTAATTTATATTTAATGTGCGGCGTCCCTGGCGCTGGCAAATCAACCTTCATTAAAAAGAGAACTAGACTGGATCATGCAGTTGTTGTTTCCCGCGATGCTATTCGTTTTTCTATTGTGAAGCCTGATGAAGAATATTTTTCCCATGAAGATGAAGTTGTAAAAATTTTTTGGGAACAGATTAATAAAGCACTTGCTGAAAATAAGGATGTTTTTGTAGATCAGACTTCTCTTACTCCTAGATCAAGAAAATGGTTGCTTCAGCATGTTACTGGTTATAAGCATGCTAGTGTTATTTGGATTGATGAAGATCTTGATACATGCTTAAAAAGAAATGAGGAAAGGCGCGGGACCCGTTCTTACGTACCTAAAAGCAGCGTTCGCCGCATGTACGATCAATTTGTTGAACCCTCACTTGATGAAGGATTTACTTACATCTTTCGTTATAATAGTAAAGAAAATCAGCTTACCTATAAAGGAGGTATTGTTAAAAATGAATAAATGGATACCGATTAATAAAGAATTGCCGCCCGCAAATGAAGAAGTATTAGCAACTTTAGCATGGAATGATACAATATCTATTATAGAATATGATCCCGATTGGGGTGGCAATGTTCTTCTTTATGAAGGTGAAGGTAATGGGACTTTAGAAGACATTCTTGCTTGGATGCCACTTCCAAAACCTTACATTGAAAAAAAAGGAGAAAATAATAAAACATGAGTAATATCTGGCTGATTTCAGACACTCATTTAAATCATGATCGAGATTTTGTCTGGAAATCACGTGGTTTCAATTCAGTATGGGAAATGAATAATGCAATTATTGAAAATTGGAATAAAGTTGTTAAATATGATGATGTAGTATATCATCTTGGTGATTTTATTCTAGGTGATCTTGATGCTGGTATAAAACTTATTAAACAGCTCAATGGTAAAATTAGACTAGCTATTGGGAATCATGATAGCAATGACCGCCTCAAAGCATTTAGCAATCTCTATAATATAGATGATATTCAATTCGGCTATAGACTCAAAACTGGTAAAAAATCTTTTATCCTTACTCATTATCAAACTCTCACTGGTAATGCAGATAAAAGCAAAACTTATTCAATTCATGGGCACACCCATTCTCCAAACCCATTTTGTGAATATGACCTGATGTACAATGTAAATTGTGATGCACATGGCTGCCGCCCTGTTGCATGGGAAGATATGCTTAACGAAATTAATAAACACAATCAGGACAAAAATAAATAATTATATTAAATAAATTTTATTAATCTTTAGAGGAAGTTCTCTTATTCCTCTAAAGATTTTTTTATAGGAGGTAAAAATATGAATTTTAAAGTAAGATTTAAGAATCCAATTTTTATTGCTCAATTAATTCTTGCTATTCTAACTCCGATTCTTGCCTATGCGGGTCTCACAGTGCAAGATCTTACCTCTTGGACAAAACTCGGATAGTTACTAATTAACGCGTTAAGTAATCCATATGTTCTTGGACTTATTGCAGTTTCGGTTTGGAACGCTTTAAATGACCCAACAACAGCTGGAATCACAGATAGTAAACAAGCAATGACTTACTAGATTCCAAAACCCAAAGAGGTATAATTTTAAGGCAGGGAATTTTCCCTGCCTTATTTTTTTATAATAGGAGAATAAAAATGAAAATAAATTTTACATCAGAAAAAGATTTTATAAAAGCAATTGCATCTTCCGCACAAAAGGCATGTAAAAGATATGGTTACTTACCTTCTGTTTTAATTGCTCAAGCATGTTTAGAAAATGGATATGGTATCTCATCTTATTGGGACAATCAAGAAATAAAATCTTTATTGCAATATAATAATATGATAGGACAAAAGACTTAGTTATTAAACTCTTCTTGGTATGATAAATCCGTATGGCCAGGAAAAAGTTTTAATAAAAAAACACCTGAAGTTTATTCTAATCAAAAAGTTATCATAAAAGATAATTTTCGTATTTTTGATGATATAGAACAAAGTTTTTGTGATTTTATATTATTCTTACTATATGCAAGTAATTATGGATATAATGGTAAACCTAAATATGGTCAATAGGTAGTTAATATTAAAGACCCAAATACTTTAATATCAGAAGTTAGAAAACGCGGCTATGCAACAGATCCTAATTATCCAACTTCTGTTATGAAAATCATTAATAAACATAATTTAACTCAATATGATGATTTATCAAAAGTAGAAGCATCTAAATATATCCCTGATGCTTTAAAAGAGACAAAAGGAGATAATAAGATGAACATTCCAAATAAAGTAATACATGATATTACTAAAAATAATTTAAATCAAATCCCCGCATCAAGAGGAAAAAATAAAATTGAATGGATTGTAATTCATTATCTTGGAGTTCCTAATGCAGACAATCCTAATTTATATGGCGGCGGCTATGGCGGACATTATAATATTACTAGAAATGGAGAAATATATAAAGCAGCTGATCCCAAAATCGCGGTTGTCTGGCATTGTGGCGGTGGCTTACAAGGATCAGATGGGCACAAATATTATAAAATTTGCACTAATTATAATAGCATTGGAATTGAAAATAGTATTTGTTATACTGATCCTTCTGAAAAAAATCCAAGTCCTTCTAGTGATAAATGGTATTTCACAACAGCTACACAAAAATCTTTAGTATTTTTAGTAAGTAAATTAATGGATGAATTTAATATTGATATTAATCATGTTATTCGTCATTACGATGTTACTGGTAAAATCTGTCCTAATCCATATGTAAAAAATAACAAACTAAAAACATCCTGGACTTGGAACGAATTTAAAAATAAATTGTTAAAATATAGAAATACAAAAACAGATACTAAAATTACAATAGTAAATGATACACCTGCATTAACTAATAAATCAACAAAAGAAATGCAACAAATGTTAATTAAATTAGGCTATAATTGCGGAGCGGCTGGTGCTGATGGGATACTTGGTACAAATACTAAAAAAGCAATAAAAGCATTTCAAAAAGATAATCAGTTAATTGTAGATGGTATATATGGACCAAAAACTGAAAAAGTATTATTACAAAAGTATAATGAATTATAGAAACCTAAAAATTATGCATAGTCTTTTGATAAAACAATTGCAAAAACATACACAACTACTTCTAAATTAAATCTTAGATCTGAAGCAAGTCTTAATGGAAGTATCACTACAGTGATACCAAAAAATGTAACTGTAACTTGTTATGGTTATTATACTGGTGATTGGTATTATGTAACATATGACAAATATACAGGTTTTTGTAATAGTAAATGGTTAAAGTAATTATA